GCTGCCTCCTGATCTAACAGGCCGACACTTACCAGTTCATCCATCCGCGCCTTATTGGCTTGGATTGTGATTGTGTCTAGAAAGAAACCTTTCTGAAGAGATTTCACAGTTGCCGCCATTGCAATCAATCCCATTGGGCGCTTGGCAAAGCTGGCGATTGTGGTGTCGCAGTTAGACCCCTCAAATTTTGCGTCAGATACGCGGATGATGACTTTCCAGCCTTTGGGTGTGGATTTGCAGATCAGTTGTTTGTTCATGGTGTAGTTCCTCTCTCTCTATGCACTATAAGTAACACGTCTGTCATAGATTACAAGTGGTCACACAAGGTTTCTTTAACGCATTTAATGCATATTTAATGCAGTGACCCAGACTGCAATAAATAACCTAACCCAACCCCCTTATTCTTATAGTATATATATATATATTATATATTTATTACATTATTACTTACTACCTTCCCTCCCCCCTCTGGGGGAGAGACATGGGGTACTCACAGGTACTAATAGGGGACTGCATTATTGCAATAAATACATTAATTGTTAAGCTGTTGATATTCATAAGTAATACAGCTCCACATGGGTATGCAATAAATACTGCAATAAATGCCATCGCCTATTCATCCCAAGGTGTCTTGGGCAAAGTGACTGGCTTATTGGGCATGTGACGCTTGTAAGATCCAAGCTGCATTTTCAATCTGCTTATGTCGTCAGCCTTTTTTTCCGAGCTGTTTTTGGACATATCTCCAATGTTAAAATCTTTTTTGCGGGTCATTTTTCACCTCTCATCCATTGTAAATCTTTGGTTAGTTGATCTCTCTGATCCATGAGCTTCTCGACCAGTTGCGTTAACCGTGAAATTTCATTGCGCTGGGTAGCGTTCTTGCTCTGAAGTTTCTGTATGTTTTTGTCCAAATTTTGGTTCACTTATCTTTTCCTTGGAGAATGTATTCTGTTGTGTAATTGGGGGTATCTCCCCAGACCGTCCAGATGAAATCCATTGTGGCGCTCTTCCCCCTCTCAGGGGACATGGCTGGCCTCCACGTCAGGGCAATGACTGCCATTGGCTTGGTCTTATTGAACAGCTTCTGTCGCTTCTTAGCATGCCAGAAAGTGGCCTTGGTTAGCATTGCAAACGGCACTCCCATTGCGGATGCTTTCTCAATGAAATCTGCGGCCAGATTAAATGGGGGGTTGGTGATGATCGCATCGCACTGGCAGTCAGAGTTTAGGAAGTTCATCCCACTATTACCATAGCCCCTGTCATGCAGATCCGTCGAGACAACTCTGAAGTTGCGCTCTTCCAGAACCTTTGAGATGGCCCCATCGCCGCAGGCTGGCTCCCATATGCGATTACCCCTGAACAACCACTCGAAGCGATTGAGCAGCGCGATGGTGCATTCTGGTGGGGTGGCATAGAAGTCAGCGGCGTTACGATCATTTTTGGGCGACTTTCCCCCGATAATAACTGATGCCTTCATGTGTTACCGCCTTGAAACTTAACTGCCTGTGGTGGTTCTGGCCACGTCTCTGCAATTAGCTCCCCACCACATGCCATATATCCACATCCATCCTCCCAATTATCGACGTTCATTGGGTTGGATTTGATCCTAGCAATTTTTAAGAGCGTCATCATGACACCAACATCATGTGGCTTTATCTCTTTTGTTTCGAGATAAACGGACCAAAGTTTTGCGATGGTTGTCAGATTGCTTTCCATATCACCGTGGGTCGCTGCCCGATCTTTGGTGACGTATTCCTTGGCGGTATCTAAAATTTCGGATCTTGTGTGCTTGCTCATTGCGCGGCCTCTCTGGGTTGATTGGTGTAACGGAAGTCTTTGGGGGTTAGCTCTGGCAGGCCAACGGCTTTCTTGTCGCCACTAACGCGGTGTCTGGTTCTGAAGAAACCATCGTGTTCATAGTAGGCTTCCATGAACTTTCTGGCGTACCAAGCGACATAATTATTGTTGATCTTGAAAGTAGATCTGCCATCAACATCTGCCTCATCTGTCTCCCACCTGATGCGCTCCATGATTGCCTGCGCTGAGTAATTACTGAAGCCTCTTTCAATTAGCTCCAGCGAAAAACGAATGAACAGGTTACGCACATTTGGGTTTTCTGCGTCAAACTCAGCGGCCTTTTCATCAAGTTGTTGCTCTCTGGTTTTCATTTTCTCTCTCCCTAATGTTGTGGTGGTGCAAAGTATGCAAACCTCGCACGGCCTTTTTGGCCCTCATTGCTCTGGCGAAATTCAATGCCACGATCTTCTTGGAGGGCAGCGAAGACTTCCTTGCGGCGTCTTGGTTCCATATTTGCGAAGGCGGAAACCGTGCGCGAGATCTGGCTTTCGGTAATGCCAGCCAGCCCAGACTTTTCGATCTTGGCAAACACTGCCTTGCAGGCTGCATCAAATGGACCTTCGGCCATGTTCAATCGGAACATCTCAATGGTCTGCTTGGCGTAGTGATCGACGTAATCAATTGACCACTGCATTGCGTCTGGTCCGATTTCATCCTGATCCATTGATCTGGAAATGATCAGCGACAGGCGCATGGCGATCTCTCTTGAGCGATTGTACATAGCCTCTAGGCCAGTACCTGTTTCCTTCTTGATGGCATCGACCAGCTTTTCTTCATAGGTACGCAGAAGTTTCTTGGCCTCTGGGGTAAAGATAACTTCGACTGGTGTTGGTGGTAGGTCATGGATATTGCCTGCGTCGAGATCCCCGACTTGTGCGCTTGCCTGCTCTTTTGCCCAAGCTGCGAGCCGATCAGAAATAGTTGACCTGCGCTTTTCCTGCGATAGCTGGACGCCGATCTCTGACTTAACAATAACGAATCGGTTGAGAAGACCACTGGCCACATCACCACCACCTATTGCCTGCATGAACTCAGACGGCGTTGACATGCCGACTAAGGTCAGGCTGGGGCGCTTTACAACGCTTTCCAGCTTTGCTGCCTCAGAAGACTTCATGGTGTTGGTGGCGTATCCTTGCTGTCTCAGGGTTCCGTCCTGACGGCCAAAGCATTCCATAATGGATGTCAAGGCATCTGCCTTGTGTTGGTTACCCTTGGCGGCTGCTGACTTGAGCTGGCGTCCAAGCTCATCGACCACTGCAACGTGGGTTGGCTTTTTGGTCAGGGTTGAGATGACCCCTGCGGCAGAGGTGTATCCTGCTGGGCCGATTAGATCATCCAATCCAGACGCTTCGAGCAGCTCTTCGAGAACCGTCTTGGTATGCTCTTTGCCTGACCCAGTCTCGCCAATATTTAGGAAGTACAGGCTGGAGAAGTTGCGCTGGTCTGTAACCCAGCGGCGTCCCATGACTACAGATCCGAATGCTATGGCTGCTTGGACTGCGAATTGGGGCTGGGGTTTGATCGCCGTGACCGTGTAGTAGTTGACCACATCTTGCAAGATGCCCGGCACAGAGAGCAGATCTTCTGGAACATTTTCCATCGAACCTTGTTTTGTCTTCTTGGGCTTGGATAGAATTTTGTCGGCAATCTTTGCGCCATGCTCAATGGCCTCCTTATCATATTCATAATCTGGATTTTGCGTGACATTCAGGAGCTGCGCTGCATCCTTAACTGCCTTGCTGACATTTCCCATATGTTCGTATTGCATCCAAAGCTCGAAGGCATCGAAGGAGTGGGCGCTGTCAAAGGGATCGGATGCGTGGTGACTGTAGGCACGGCCATCCTCAAATAGCTTTACGCCTGCCAAACCTGACGTTGAGTTTGGTGACAGGTATCTGCCGCGTGACGTTGGCTTGTATCCGTATTGAACCAGCAGGGTGTGCATGTCGTGGGCGTCATTGAACTTATCGATCACTGACGTGCTGTCGCCTTTTGGGCGTGGTTTTTTGGTTGGCTGAAATTCCACCTTCCGTTTCCAAGGGCAGATGTCTTGGAGCTGTGGGCGAAACTTATCCCACTCACGCCATAGGGTCAGGAGCTGGGGCGGTAGTTCTGGTAGGCCATCGAAGATCGACCTGCCTGCCCACTCATATGGACGGCCAGTATCTGGGTGGATCGATGGAGGTAGAACGTCTTGAGTTGCGCCAGCTCGAAGCTCGAACACTACTTCTGTTTTGCGCGGATCATCTTTGACGGGCCACGATATTTTATGTGTGCCAAGATCATCAGGCGCTTTGAAGATCAGCTTGCCACGGTTTTCGCGGCCAATGATTTGTGGGGCTGATTGCATGAGTTCAGAGAAGTCTATGCCCAGCTCTTCAAAGATGATCTTTGTGTATTCGACGTTATCAATATCGACGGCGCACGTCTTTGACGCGCCGTGCAACAGCCCAACATTGTGGGTGGGATTTTGCTCGTAGTATTCCCGCGCTGCATCAGGATCTGACAATGCCTGCTCTGGCTTCTGCCAGCCAAACTTTGTTGGACCCTTCGAGCCTGCTGGTATGGTTACCAGATACCAGCTTAATCTGGAGCAGTAGTCTTCTATCTTCATTGCGAATCACTCAGGTACTCTGAGAGCTTTTTCCAAGTGGTCAGGCTAATTTGTTCGTTGCCTGTAGAGATTGCTTTGACGGTTGGGTGGGATAGCCCACATTTTTCTGCAACCACGGTTAAACGCCTATCTTGTAAGGCATTGCGTATGTCATCAAGGGGTATCAATTTGGTCATTTTAGTTCCTTTTTTATAAAATGTGCAAAAACATCTTTACTATGTGTAAATGTTTCTGTAAACCGATTTCTGTAGAGAGAGAAGATTAAAGGAGATTGCGATGAGCAATGTTGATGGATTGGCCTCCGAGTGGCTAGAAGTGAAGGCGCAAGAAAAACTAATTATTGCACAGCGCCATGCAATT